TAATCGCAATGAAAAACGAACTACTTGTCGATGTCGACACAGTTCCTTGCACTCCCCAGAGTTTTATTGGATTTAACATGTTATCCAACATGGAATCCCATTTACGCAAACAACTCTCGGATACCGCAATCTCCAAGATTGAAGGCCTTATGGCCCTATATCTTGCACTCGCTGACGTCCAGTCAGCAACTGGTTTTATTGCCGTACTTACCCTGTACGCCAAGACACACAACCACACAGCCATAACTACTCAACTCAAGAAGATCGCACTTGATATCTTCGATACTTATAAGCCACAGTCCAAAGATGATGATTCCACCACTGATGAATCATCTTCTACTAAGCCCTCCAGACCGGAGTGGTTGTCCCACATGATTTCTGGTCTTACCGATTGGAAGTTATTAATTAACTCACCTTCATTTTCCCAAGTTTCTAGAGTCATTTCTCTCCTCATCACACTAGGAGTCATTGATTCTTGTTCCGTCAACTTAGGTAATTTTGAAATTTTCGCTATTCAAGCTCAAGAAAAACACGCCAATGCAATTGATCTAGTCGATGCTCTTTTGGAGACCGTCGTATATTTTGCTGAAGGCGCATACTTGTGCTTCGAAAAAGGATCTCTATCTCCACTTTTGTTTTCATCCAGTACTGTCGTCGAAATACAGGAAAGATGCATAGAAAAACTGACAGAATGGGAATATGTCCGCAACGGCAACCTGGAGAAATACCAGGATAAAAGTGAAAAACTCTTTGACAAAGAACTCGATGATCTAGTCGAAGACCTTCACAATCTTTACAAAACCATGCCTAATGGCGCAGAAAAGAAAATTATTCAGATGAAATGGGAAAAACTAGCCCTCATTAAGTCTGATTTTGCCGCCATGCGCGTTAAAGGTGGTCTGCGAAGGACCCCTTGGTGTGTTAGTATTAGTGGTGATTCTGGTGTTGGTAAATCAACTCTAGCTGACCTAGTATTGTCCACTATACTCAAAGCATCTGGTGTGCCTAGTTCCTCAGAATATGTTTATACCTTAAACGAAAAGGAAAAATTTATGTCATCATACCGTTCATTCATTACCGGTATTAAGATTGACGACTTTGGAAATGCTAAATCTCAATTTTGGGAATGTTCACCTGGTGATTGGATCATCCGCTTATGCAACAACATTCGCGAAATTGCTGTTATGGCAGATTTAACCAGCAAAGGAAAAATTTCTATTGAACCTGCTGGTATTGCTATAACTACAAATATCGATCACTTGCATGCAAACGCTATCTCCAACAACCCGATGTCTATTTTACGACGTGCTCAATGCCATACTGTGTGCAGAGTGAAAGAACCTTTCAAAACCGACAACATGCTGGATACAGATAAGGTCATCGCACATTTTGGCAGCCTAAACCAAATCAATGATATTTGGCTCATCGACATTAAGAAGCCAATTGGAGGTGGACACGAAAACCAACAACACGCAGGTTGGGAATATCTCCATAAAGATCTTGATATTTTTGAATATTTGAATTATGTGGCCGACAAAGCCACCAAACACTTTAAAAATCAAGGCACTATTGTTGATTCTTTCAAAGAACCCTCCACTCTTATCGACCTGTGCCCTGACTGTAACAAACTCACACAAACCTGCACTTGCGATCTTACCCCACACTACGGTGAGCGCATAGCTCAAGTTCTCCAAACAAAGGCATCTGAAGTCAATATGTCTTTCAAGAAGAGCAGGTGCAATCTCGAAACAAAAGTTGAAGATCTAGCGGTTGATTCCTTATTAGAAGGATACCGTTGGTTCGAGGAGTCTCCCTACTCCAGGTGGTCCTCATGGATTCCAGAATCAATGATGGACAATAATTATGTTCGTTCCCTTATTATTTGGTCTGGTAGGGATATTATAGGCCAACGTGTTAGAACCTACTGGCACAATTTCGCACTAGCTTCGGTCTGCGGGACTTTTCTAATGTCTCGCATTGATCACGGTTTTATTGTACCCACTGCTATATTCTGTTTTGCCCAGTCTTTAATAGTTGGCTCTGCAGTAATTGAAGCAAAGAAGAACGCATATCTTGATGAACTCGTAGACAACCGTGCTTGTCTCAACAAGACTTTCATTTCAGCTCGTGACAAGCACGTAAATTATGCTTGTGGTGCGTTTGCTGGTTTGGCAGTTTTGTATACTGCCGTGAAAGTGGTAAAAGCTCTCCGTGCTTCCCTTTCTATCCAAGGTACTTTATCTCCTGTTAACGTAGCGGATCTTAAAAACCGTGATACTACTGTTAACACTTGGATTACAGGCAAACCCACACACCTCTCAACTCCTGGTGCTCCCGTCACCCTTGAACAAGCTGAAAATAGTTTTATCAAATCTAGTTGCCAGATTACTATTGGCACAAAGTGCTCCGGCGCTTATTTACTTCAGTCTAACGTAGTTCTTATTCCCCACCATTTCCTTCCTGGCGAAACTGCCCAGGCTACTATTCATTATGGATCTCGGGAAATCAAGTTTTTACTCAACCCCTCTCACTCCCCTCGGGTGGGTACTCTTGATTTAGCTATCGTTTTTGTACCAAACACAGGACCATTGCCCCCTAACATTGGAAAATTCTGTACCGAACACGCTAAACAACCCTTAGTATGTACCATGTTCGGTTTGAATAATGACCGCACACGCTTTGCTACGCGTGTCATGTGGCAGTTTGCTGGTGCTGTCACCAACGGATATGCATACTTCAATGGGTCTAATTACCACCTTCAGGATATGAACACATTCGAAGGCCAATGTATGTCTATTATCGTCAGAGATGGCGTTAGGAAGCCCATTGTTGGTTTCCACATTGGAGGTAAGGCAGGAACACCTAGAGGATGTGGCATGGCTGTGCTCATCCCAGAATTAAAACTTGCCCTACATGAATTAGCAAAACTCAATTCGACATTCATTCTTGGCCCACAAGCCCGTGATATTTCAGACACCTTTGGTATTAAAACAATTGCCATTTCTCCTGATGTGCATCCTAAGTGCTCTGT